CGTCTGGCCTTATAAGCTCGCGTCCCTCGAGGATCGCCACGCTTTGTACTCATTGCCATCCTTTAGTCTTTAAGTGATGCAGTGCCTTGCAATAGTTAGGCTCATCATACTCTGTTACTCCATAACGATGAGCTACATAATGCCAATACATCCAGAACTGTTTAATCGTAGAACTATTCTTAAGACTCTCTGTCTTCATCTGATAGAGACCATATACACGCTTAGTACCATTGAGGTTACCTACAGCTTTATGATCCCATCTTGATTCTCTATAGATAATCTCATGATGACATTGTTCTTGCTTATCAGTTAGTTGATATTTGGCTAATTCTTTAACGTATCGAATTGCTTGGTTACTCGCCTGTGCATCTAGGGGCAAGGCCATAGATAGAGATATCCCAATAGCGATGGCTACCCCCCGGGCTGTCCCTTTCGGGCCCGGGTTGAGCCCTTGATGGGCTCTAGCCAGAGAGCGTACCATGAGTGTCAAGTTCATTTGTAAAAGTCCTGTTCAGAGCGGTGTGTCGGTTAGCGGTTGTCTGTTGAATAGAATCCAGTGCCCTTGAATGAGACTCCAACACTTGAATAGACCTTGCTCATCGAGCTATGACAGAATGGGCATTCCAGATCGTGAGGCTCATGGATACTCATCCATTTTTCAATTCTGGCATTACTCTCACAGTGCTCGTTATCGCACTCGAACTCATAGGTTGGCATCTGGATCGCTCTCGCATGTCCTGCAAGTTTCTGTGAAGCTCCATGCTCCGCACATCTTGCATCTCATTGGCTCTAGTTTAGCAAGGTCATTGCTGAAATCGCCGTAACCTGCGCGAAGCAATAGATCGACCAGATCACCAAGCCGCATAAAGGCCAAATAGTCTTGGGGACTACCTTCTCCTTGACCATTAAGACGGCATGTAACTATAGGCAGCCCACCAGTTTTAGCTGCCCTCTTTGTGACCTGATCGATCCACGCTTTAGGCTGGAACGCCGATCTAGCTTTAACCTCCATGTCGAACGGGACATGTGTTATATCTTTTCCAGCCCCTCGACCGATATCTGCATGTGGCCACCACTCCGATAGGTAACGGGCAACCACACGCTCGGTCGAGAATCCCCGGTATTTACGGCTTTGTGAGGCCATTGACCGCGTGACACTTAGCGCATGACCAGCTCTTATTGGTCAGATTCACCTTGATGTCTTTGTAAGGTATTGAGTCATTGCATAAACAGCAACGGGTGGTAAAGGTAAACTCCTCAAGGATTGCAATCACCTCTTTCGAGCGATGAATTTCATCCTCTGTTGGGAATGACTCCCACTCACCATCTTGGTTCATAAACTGTAAGCGTCCCATTACACTCTCGCCTTCTGGCGTTGCCATGATCCATCTTGAGCAATCTCGTACCAAATGACATCATTCGGTGATTCGCATCGACCGCCAATCTCACCAGTTACGGCTGCCTTACATTTCATGTGACCCCATGGCTTGCCAGCCTTAGTGGTACCAGTTTTCCAGATCATTTCGCCATGTTTGCAATGAGGAATGTCCTTCTCGGTCTGGCCGCCAATGATCTCTTTCACCGTCGCAACAGCTTCCCCCATTGTGGGCGGCATAGTCGCTGGCTTGATAGTCCATGGATCGTCTTCTTTCACTACTGGAATGTACTCGCCAGATGTCTGCGCCATCTTGGCCTTTGTTTCATCAATGATTGCCTCGGTTTTCTTAACTGTTGCAACCTTGGTCATCTCTTCTCGAGATGCTCGTTTACCTTTAGTGGCATATCCAGCGTTAGCCAGCGCACGACCAATAGCAGAAGTTTCGCAGTTCTCAAGCGCAGAAGTAGCATTAACGCCTCGACCTTGAACTGTCTCCTCAGCAAGCCCGGTCGTCCATGGCCGTTGATCAGCTTCTGTTCTGTAAATTGAAGCCTCGACAATAAATCTGCTGGAAGTGTGTTCCAAGACTTTTGTATGAATCTGGCCATCTGGATGATCCTTCCAAAACTTTATTAAACGTTCTTCGACTGTCTCATAATCTTCTAGATTAAACATAAAGCTCATTCTCCTCTGTGTGTAGTTGACCCGCTATTGCAAGATAGGCTGCAGCGTCGATGTATGTATCGACTTTCGCTGACTCCATACTCCGTGCAAGCTTGACCAGTGCCATGCATGATGCCACTTGATAGTCAGTAACAGGCATTTCGAGGAATGCTGACCATAGCCGTGCGGTTCTGGACATATTGTCTGACGGGTGTCCGTAGTCCATTCCACGATCTTGAATTGTTGCTTTTGCTTCTGATAAGAAATCACCAGCGTTCACACTTTCACCCTTTCCTTTTTGTCGTAATAGGCTTGCACGGCTTTACGCCCTTTTAAGTAACCTACACGAATGCCGACGATACGGCCTAAATGAAAATATAGTGCTGACAATGCAATCATGGCAAGTAAGTCGCCTAATGATGGATCGAACATGTTTAGCTCTTTTCTATCGACGCCCTTGGTCGATGGCTAAACTATCTCACGCCCTAAGGGGGAATTTTCAGAATTTAAGATAACGAAACGGTAACGATTCTGCCTCGTCGATGTGGTCGTCAATGTCCCTGGCTAACTCGTTATCGAGGTCGTCCATACCGCTTGCCTGACACGACGAAGGTGCCATCCTTTTCCAAATAGATAAGATCGACTTGCACGTTCTTGCCATCGACGTACATGATGGCGAACGCCTGCTGCCAGTTAGCCGATCCCTTGGTGTATGAGGCCTTACTAAAGTCCATGAGGTTTCCTACCTCGACGCCATGCAAAACACGCCCTATACGGCCTCCAGAGGCGGCTTTTTGTGGAAGGTAATCCCTAGCTCATCAAGCTGCATAAACTTCTCGAACCGAAGCTCGGGCAATGATAAGAATGACGGGATCTTGCGCATGATCTGGTTATAAAGGCGGTCTGTGTGATTAGACCTAATCATTTGAGTTACTTGTAAATCGTAAAGTACCTGAACAGCCTCATCGCGATCTTCTCCAAGAGTCTGCTCGTAGGCTTCTGGTGTTCCCTCTGCCCACTTGCTGATCGTGTTGAAGTCAATCTCGTCCCCTATTGTTACTACTTCTTGCGGCTTAAACTTACTGATAAAACTAACTAGATTCTTGACTGCGTGTCTATCGTGGAACGGAACCTGTAGGTCGCTCACTATGACTATGCGCTTCATTTAATCCTCGTCTTCGTCATCCTCGTAGGGTATGCGGTCGGGTGATGCAGGAAGCCAATTAGGCGCAGGAAGGATTGTCGCTGGGTAAGTATCGACTGCGGTTACGATATAAAGCGCCTGATCTACAGTAAAGCCTGACTTCCTAAGCGCTTTGTAATATTCGTTAATTCCAATGCAATAACTTTCAAGCTTAGAGTAAGACTCTAAGTCGATTGTCTTCTTGCGCGCCATGTCAAAAATTATCGCTCAAGGAGGATGTTATAAATCTCATCGACACGCGTATTTAATCTCTTAATTTCAGAGAGTAAGTGAGTAATAACGTAGCCTGCAAGGCCACCGATGACGGCAAGGCTGGCGAAGTAAAGAGTTATGAAGTCAGTCGTGTTCACTTTTTGGGGCTCGCGTATCCGAATACGCCTGCAACGATCGCGCCAAGGATTGAACGATAGTCAAGTGCGAAGTTAGATGTGGTACCCCATACGGCCAAGAATGCACCAAGTGAGATAACTGCTGGATGTTTCATATTCATGCTGTGCCGCCTATCATCGGGATATTGAACCAAGTAGAGTCTTCATCGCCCTTTGTAGTAAAGCTGATATGCGCATGGTGATTATGCTTATTGATCCCATCATAAGGACGCCAACGCCAAGCCTTTCGAGGCGATGCGATCTTTCCGTTAAAGATGATGTAAGCGATTCTCTTATCGCCAGACTTTCCAGCGAGTCGAATCTGATCTGCCAAGTCGGGCATGAGATCGGGCTTCCCGTTCTTACCTGAAAGGTCGCGGTCAACATCGATGGCACGAACCCATCCCTGTGCATCTGGATTATGATCAGACTTGCGCGCAGCGTGTCGAGTGTCACCGATCCAGCCGTCGGAAGTTCTATCTCGACCGGGGAATGCGTCATCGATCTGCTCACGAAGTTGAATCGCTGATCGACTTAAACGCGGCTTCACAGGCTGCACACTCCCATCGCTTTAGATCGTTAAGTAATAATTCGTCGTGACCGCATTCTGGCATGGGTGCGATAAATGCATCATCGATTGGATCGTAGGTATAACCGATCCCTGCGTAGTTAAAACGAATGTTTCCGTTATAGCTTGTCTTGACCCAAGTACCGCCAAGGTTATCGATTAACCATGAATATCCTTCATCGCCTGCAGGGTCATTGTTGTCGCCTACTAATACGCGAATGACTTTAGAATTTTCGTCTATTTCTGCCCAATGACTCATACTGGATATCTCACAATCACAATGCCTGAACCGCCTGTGCCGCCGTTAACAGTGTCATTACCTTGGCCACCACCGCCAGAGCCAGTGTTAGTAACGCCGTTTCCTGGAGTCGTGGTGTTTGTTCCATCGCCACCACCGCCAGAGCCGCCAGTAGAAGTACCAGCTTGAAAACCTCCGCCACCACCACCGCCAGCATAAAATCCGCTGACTCCAGTAGATGTTGCAGTTGCCCAAGTGCTCCAGTCGTTACGACCAGCGCCACCGTTACCAGGTGTCGTTGGTGTTACCGCAGTTACGCCGACGGCACTACTTCCACCACCGCCACCACCTAAATTGTTTGTCGTATCATTGCCGTCGCCACCTGCAAATCCATAGCCAGTAGCGCCACCAGAAGATCCTTGAGTTGCTGCAGCGCCGGGCTTAAAGGTAGAAAAACCAGAACCACCACCGCCAGAGCCGCCTGTTTTGGCTGCATTACTTCCGCCGCCTCCGCCTCCGCCACCGTTAGCAGTAATGGTGTCAAAAGTAGAGTTAATTCCTGTGCTTCCAGCGCTTGCTGCGCCTCCACCAGCTCCGCCTCCACCGATTGTTATATTGTAATTCGTTGCAGTGACGCTTCTGCCGCTTTGGTAACAGACTCCACCAGCTCCACCGCCTCCACCGTGTCTACGACCTCCACCGCCTCCGCCCGCGATAGTCAATACTTCAATAGTTTGACCTGCAGGTGCGTTGGTCACTGTAAAAGTGCCGTTGGCAGTAAAGGTGTGATACTTGTATCCACCGCTAGTGACTGTCGTGCCACCAGTTGCAGTAATTGGAGTTATTGGTTGCGTTAATAATCCAGCAACGACATTGCCTATCATTATCCAATAGCTCCGACGACGTACCAAGTATCTGTGCCGGTCTTAATGCAAGCTGCGCTTTTATATTGTCCGAGGGTAGGCTGAGCCGCTACCGCGCCAGCCGAAAGAACTGTAGTAGTGCCAGAGGTGACTGCCTTAATTGTGCAAGTACCAGTACCAATATTGAGGACTGTGATGACTGTGCCGATTGGGAATGCTACAGATGCATTGGTAGGAATGTTAAAGGCAATTGCTGTTGACTTGTTCATTATCTCTAAGACTTGATAAGCGTCTGCGATGACTGCCGTGTAGTCATTAGTGTTAGCAGCACCGACAGTAAAGGCTACTAGGCCGTTATAGTCTGCAGCCGTAAAGATGTCGCCTGTGGTCGCTGGAAAGCCTTCTGCCATGATTTTCTCCTAGTATCCCATTATGGATTGTCCGATTATACCGTAAGTCGATGATCCAATGATGAATCCTTCGACTATAGGCTCAAGTGTTGTAACTGTGCATTTCATTGAATTGGGTGTGATGTCCCACGCTAGACCCTGCACTTGCAAGGTCTTGACGATTGTGGAGCCATCTGGCTGAACGTTAGTAATCTTTACATTGTCAAAGTAATCTAGGCCGATCATTGTGTCAGTTGGAACGGCTGTATCCAATAGATCGACTGTCATCTGATCGATGCGGATTGTGGTCTCAGCTCGAGTTGCTACATAAATCTTAGCAATGTCTAGAACTTGCGCATCGGTCTCTGGGATCATCTCGGTGACAGTAGTGCCATGAGGGAAGTACTTGGCAGATGAATCGACGTTTACTGCTGTCTGCGCCGTGCCACCAATGCGTGTCATGCTGGCTTGGTTAATTATGAGCTTGTCATCGAAGGCGTACTTAAGGTCACTGTATGGAATGCCAGTAGTCTGATTAAACTCGATAGGGGCTGCCGCTAGGGAGCCGACTACATCGTTACGATCCTTGAACTCTGCCGTGCCATCTGTACGGATAAAGAACGCGCCCTGCTCTGCAAACTCTGCAGCCTTAAGAGCTGCTAGGGCTGGACGCGATGTCCCCGGATCTGCCTGCACTGTGGTCGATCCTGTGTCGGTGATTCTCATCGATGTAGGGAATGAGACCTGATCTAGAATCTTGGTGATGCGTGTGCCTGTGGTCTGGCCTGCCGTCGCTCCGCTTACTGTCGAAACGTTAGCCATCTGAAACAATCTAAAGGCATCGCTGCAGATGATATCGACGTAGCCGATCTCTTGGCCTGTTGGATAATAATACTTATATGAATCAACATAACCCGAGAATAGAAAGTGCTGAGTAGTTGCCGTAGTAGCTGCGACACGAATCTTGCGAAGTGGAGTCAGATAGCCGAAGTACGGGCTGGATGTATTTTGAGGGTTGAAGTAAGAGTCTGGGTCTAAGACTCGAACAGTACAGTTGCCAGCTTCGTAGGTGTCTCGCATGATGTTGCGTCCACGGCTGATCTTGATGGATCGAGTGACGCTGCTGAGATCGACTACGGGATCGGGAACTTCTGTCGCCGCGAACTGAGACACGCCAATAACGCCGTTGATAGGGTCGCCAATAGTAAAGGGATAGCCGAAAGTTGCTCCCTGGCTAAAGTCGAATGAGACCGATATCGCGGCAGGTAAGGTCATAGCAAGCCGACAGAACCTCGGCCACCTGCGCGGCCTACTGAGTTAAATGATCCTGAGAGTGAGTCATTAATTGAAACGTCTCTGATTGCGCCGCCCACTGCTTGATCGTTTAGATAAACCTCAACATTAATGGCCTGCTGGTCTGCTCGTTGGAATGAATTGACTGCAGACATTAACTCCATTTGAGCATCGGAGAACGTGGACGATGGAGCAATTGGAGCTGTTTGTAATTGTGCTACAGATACGCCAAGGGCTGAGGCTGTGTAATTGAGCAAGTCCTGAGGGAGTGTCCAGTTGCGGTAAGGGTTAGGAGCCTCTGGAGTGGTGAGCAATAACTGGCGCAACTCGTTCTGTCGTTTTGTCGCTGCTTCTAATTGATCAGATAACTGAGTGGCAAGGCTTGCATTACCTTCGAGAATAGCCTTCTGCAATAGTAAGGATATGCGGTCAGTCTCGCTAATCTTACCCTTAAGCGCTGCTTCAATACCGATAGCCTCAAGGTTAAGAGTCTTTGATGCCTTCTGCAAGGCTAGAGACTTTTTCTGTGTGTCGAGAGTTTTCTTTTGTAGTGCTGCTAATTCTTTAGCGCGCTTGGCTGCTGCCGCTTCTGCTTT